CCACAGCCAGTGTGCCCCCTCAGTCACTGCGGTGACAGCTCCCCCAGAGGTGGAGCCGAGAATAAGGAAGTGTTCAGAATCCGCAATGACAGCAGAGGTCAGGCGTTGCTTTTGTATTTGTTTGCGACGCGCTCGAGGGCATAGCGGGTGGCGTCGATAGTGTGGTTGTTTTTGTCGGGATATCCGCTGATCCACTCGTCGGCTTTGTTCTTTTCAAACTCGTAATTCACGAATTCTTCGTAGGCGTGGGGGGTGCGGCGCTTATCGATGACGATGGTTCGGCTCTGAAGCCACTTCATACTGTAATCCACACTGTTCGGGCCTTTTACAGCCTCTTTCGCGTTAACGCCCAGACTGCGGTAGTCCGCGATGCTTTTCAGCTCGGCAGAGTCACAGGTGGTGGGGACATTGTTGTAGCCGTGGTCCAGAATCCATTTGGCGCCCTGCTCGTTCGTGATTTTGTTGCCGAAATTCTCGTCAATCAGATAGATGGTCTCACGGGTTTTATCATAGTGCAGCCGGATGAAGGCATAGGGGTCGGGGAACCAGCCCCAGTCCACGCCCTGGAAGATGCGATCGAAATGACTGAGCTCTTCGTCCGTGATCACGCGCAGCTCCAGATTCTCGAACACGTTTCCGCCGATGCCCACAGGGATGCCCAGATACTCATGCTTATACCGGTTCTCGTCCCGCTTCTTCAGGTCTTCGGCCTCCTCCATGAAGGCCTCGCCGAGCCAGTCCGGGTTGTCCAGATCCAGATAAGTACTCCGGTGCTGGAAGCGGTTGGGCTTTTCCTCCTGACTGTCCTTGTTGGCCCAGTTGTCTTTGGATCGGGGTGGATTATAAGTCTCGAAATTCCAGAACTCCTTGCCGCCGCGCATGGTGGACTGCAAGATGCTGTCAATCTCCGCTCTTCCTGAGAACTGGTCCTTCTCCTCAAAATGGGTGATACCGATGTAGCCGAAGGGCGGCTTGATCGACTTGATTTTCATCGGGTCGTCCGCCCCGCGGAAGAGTATCTTCTGGCCGGTGGGGAGGTAGATCAGCTCGAGAGGGGATTTCCGGGCTTCCCAGAACTCGCCGACGCCCAACTGCTCAATGGCCCACTGGTACTGGGTATAGACCGAATCCCGCAGGGTGTTGGCGACTTTTCTCAAAACCAGGGCGTGCACATCCGGGTGCTCCATGACAAGCCGCACAATCGTGAGCGAAGCCCAGCTGGACTTCCCGCTGCCTCGGCCTCCGCTGGCCTCGTAGTGGATGTAGCGGTGCTTCAGGGCATAGGCGGAAATCGTTGCGAAGGAGGAATTGATATTCCCCAGGTAATTGGCCCTCGCCAGGGCCAGCGCCCGCTCGTCCGCATTCTCGATCTTCTCGAGCTCTTCCGTCAGCGCCTCTTCGCCGTCATCCAGCCAGTCTTCCCACTTGTCCACGGCCGTGACCTCTCCCTGACATGCCTTTTTCATAACGCCGGCAACGATCAGAGCATTCATATTTTCATTCTCGCCCTGAATGCCGATGTCGTGCAGCGTCTTCAAAAGATCCTGATCCGTCACCCTGGTTTTGCCGGCGGACACGGCCATTTTCGCCAGTTCCTTATTCCGCCTTCTCGCACGGCCGGAGGCCTGTCCGCCTCTTCTCCCGTACTCCGTCGCGGTCTCTTTGGTAAAGGGTCTTCCTGTTCCCGGGCCATTTCTCAGATTGTCCAGGGATGCCTTTGCCATTCTGCGCTTCATGCCATTGCAGCCTCCGTATCCGTTTGATTTCCTCCTTTCAGAAGCCGATCGAATTCTTCCAGTGCGCACCTGTGAACCCGGTAGAGATGGCCGCGGCTGAAATGCATGTTTTCCTCGATCTTTTCCCAGGGCCAGCGGCGCAGATAGCGCAGCTCCATCAGAATCCGGTATTCCGTTTTCGAGAGCCGGCCGATCAGATGCAGCATTTCCTGTTTTCTGTCTGCCAGCCCGTCGATCTCCCGGTTAATCTCTTCCTGCAGCGCGGCAATCTTCGTCACCGTGCCGTCCGTCTCTCCGGCAATCAGCAGCAGTTCCTTCAGCGACTCCAGCTGCCGCAGCTTGGAGTGAATCTGCAGATCCAGGTATTTCGCCTGTTTCAGGTATTCTTTTGCGTCCATGCGTAACCTCCTTATCGGTTGTTCGGTTCCTCGGTCACGCACAGTATAGCAGAGAGGGATACTCCGATTTACTCAGATTTCCTCCGGTCTTTGCAGAATGGCGGATAATTCTTTCAGTGCATCCTTGTGCAGCTCATAAACATAGCCCTGGGAAAAGTGCATATTCATCGCGACCCTCTCCCAGGTCCAGCCGCGCAGGTAGCGCATCTCCAGCACCGCCTGATACTCCGGCTGGGACAGGCGGCGGATCTGCCGTACGATCTCCCTCTTCAAATCGACCAGATTATCGATATCCCGGTTGATCTCCTCCTGGAGGGCGGCAATCTTTTCCATCGTCCTGTCCGAGCCGCCCAGCGCCAGCATGAGCCGGTGCAGCGAATCCAGTTCCTCCAGCTTCCCACGGATGCGCATATCCGAATAGCGAACCTGGCCCAGATACTTTTTTACGTCCATCAATCATTACCTCCACTTCGTTGGGGTCTTCTCCGATTTTAACTGTGCAATCAGGTAATGCGGGTCGAGGGTCGTCAGTACCTCGAACCACTCGGAACGGAAGAATTCCTCGATCTCTTCCAGATCCTCCGCATTTTCCAGCATCCGGTAATCCTCAACAGCCTGCAGGATGATCCCGTTTGCCAGTCTCTCCCAGGGATTCGTCCCCAGGGCAACGACCTGCTCGTCGACCGCAGCGAGCGTGTTATTCATGTTCCACATATGTCTTCAAACCTCCGATTTGTTTCCGGCGCCCGGAGGACGAAGCCGCGGGCGCGCTCATAGATGCGGCCGCCCAGCGCCTCGTCCCGGCGCAGCAGCTGCTCCGGCGTCAGCTCGCTGGACACAATCGTCCGCAGGGCCTTGTCGTTGTAGCGATAATTCAGAATCTCATAGGCCAGACGGATATCCGCGTCCGTATCGCCGCCCTTCAGAAAATCGTCGATGTACAGGACCTCGGCCTTCTTCAGCTGCTTCATCCTCGTCATATAGGAGGCCGCATCCGTCACCAGCGACTTGAGCACCGTGCTCTCGTCCCGCCAGGGCATGTAGTAAACATCTTTGCTCCGCTCGATCAGGGCACCGCAGATGGCGGTGCAGATATGGCTCTTGCCGCTGCCGCTCTGCCCGAAGATGTAAAACCAGCCGCTGTCCTGCGAGGCAAAGCGGTGGGCCAGGCGCAGGATCTTCTCCTGCTCGGGGGTATCTGCGCGGTAAGTCTTGAAGCTGTACCGCAACAGCAGGTCGCTCATGCCGCTCTTCCGGATGCGCCGCAGGGCGATGCGTTTTTTCATACAGCGGCAGGTCCGCGAATGCAGCTCCCGGTTCTCGTCGAACCACACGACCGTCCCGCTGTTTCCGCACTCGGGACAATCCATGCCCCCGAGGTCATAACAGTCCAAAAATACAGACATATTCTCCTCCTTCATTTCATTTTTTTCCCCGTTCCCCGATGAAAAGCCCAACGCAGTGGGTTTTCATCGGATAAAAGGACGACCGGCGCAATGAGCGAGCTTTCCCGACGCTTCGGGGAAGCGAGACGATATGAAGCTTGGGAGGACGTTAATCATAGTGAATCTCCCATTTCTTATCGGCGGAAGCGGGGGAGGTGCAGAGCGGCCTCTCCTGCTTCAGACCCCAGCCGTCGCGATGACAGTTCCGAATCACCAGATTCCAGTCCTTCCAGCCGGCGCGGTTCCCGGTTTTCTGGGCACTCTCGTCCACATAGCGGATACAGCGCCGAAGCTCCTCCTCGCCCAGATCCGTCAGGAGTTTCTGAACCTGATCCTCCGTCAGCCTGACCCAGCCGAATTCGCCGAATTCTTTCTTTTTACTTTCTTTCTTTTCCTTATCCTTCTCCTCTTCCTTATTCCTATTATCGCTTACACTTTGCTTTTCCGGAACGACAGCGACCGATGAAAGCCTGCTTTCGCTTTGCTTCCGGTTTGCTTTCCCGGCAATTCCTCCTTTTCTGCCGGCGGAAGACCGCTTTCTGCCGGCCTCAAGCACCGGCAGAACAAGGATAAACGCGGCTTCCGCCGTCGGCGTCATGTCAATCACCTGATCGTCGAACGCGTAAGAAAAAATTGCTTCATAAAAGGACAATCGGTCTTTTTTGTTCGGCATTTTCTGCGCGGCAATCCAATAAGATCTGAAAAATGTCATCCGTTCCGGTTCGATTTTTTCCATGGTTTTCTCTCCTTTTTCTTTTTCTTCATGAAAAAAGCCGGAGTTATCTGATTGCGTCCATTGACGACTGTTTCAGATAACTCCGGCTTTTGCTCTCCGCCGTGGCGGGGCAGTTTGCGGTAGTTTCCCGGGTCGGGTAAGGTCCCAGTCAGCTCCTCGGTCGAAACCGGGGCTTGTCGGGATCCATCCCTTCCGCATTTCTAAACAACTTATAAAGAATTTCTGGCCTGTTCCACCTGAGAGACGACGTCCGACCACGACACCGTCTCATACTGATTTTTCCCTGTCTTGATCTCCAGTGCAAGCTCATCCCCGTCTATCACAACATCGAACACGCGGGGCGGAATCGGCTTGGAGCTGCGTAGATTTCGGATCGGTTTTTTCATCATTTCACTTGTTCCTCCATGCTTTTTTTGTGGTCAACGACTGCAATATATCACATCTGTTCCCATCCTTTCCTGCTGCAGCGAAATTCATTCGTTTCGTGTTATACGTTAAAATCCATGTTTTCTGCACATCTCGTCCTGGCATCAACGGTGTCCCGTTTTGTAACTACAGAGCAAACGAAATTTGCGTGAAGATAATAACACGGAAGAACGAATATTGTCAAGCGTAAAATTCGTTTTTTTATAAGAAGGAAGGGAATTTGCCGTTGCGGCTATAGTATAGCAAAAGAGGTGTCCCATAAAACGGACTTTAAGAAAATTTTTTTTCAGCCAATACCTCTCAGACTGTGAAGCGCTTCAGACAGCTTCTTTCGAGACTCTTTCCGATCGGCTGAAGCCGAGAAGCAGCCCGGGAAGGAATAATGGGAAATCTACCTCCGAGAAATTCTTTATTTGAACATCATGGTGCTAAACGATAATGGCCGAAGAAAGGTCCGGGTATCGGACAACAGGGGAAAAATGTTACACTGGGGACTGTTACACAAGAACCGTCTCCGGTGTCTGCGGCCGACTTCTTCTCGCCGGGCACGGCTTTTTTTGCGCTCCCTGATGCTGGACGACAAGACGGATTTCTATAAGGACACCGCCCTGTACGCACGGTTGAAAGGCGCGGGCTTTATGCACATTGTGGCCGTGTCGGGTGTCCAGTATCTAATCTTCGGCTTTTTCGCAATCGCCAGAAGGCCCGTAAAATGGGGCTTCTCGGACCATCGGCGTCTCCTCAGTACATGAAAAACGGGCTTCAGAAGAGGCCCGTTTCGTT